GTCCGGTTAGAGCTGTAAATACCCCACCTAAAGCTGGGAATGAAGTGGAAAGGAATCCGACTGCAACTTTAAGCTTTGCGAACCATACGAGCATTGATCCTCCGACAAAAAGCAGAGGGCCAATCGCAGCTACTAAAGCAGCGATTGCCAGTGCCATTTTTTGAATAGGCTCCGGTGCATTAACGAACTTTTCTACTAATCCACCAATTGTATCCGCAACACCTCGAATTGCTGGTGCCATGATTTCTTGAATTACTATTGCAGCAGACTCAAAAGCTCCCATCATTTGTTCAATAGATGAGTTCATGTTGTCTTGCATTGTCCGAGCCATTTCATCAGCAGCACCATTTGAATTCTTTAATGAGTTAGTTAATTCATTTATTGCATTTGGTCCCTTTTCAATTAATGCCATCATTCCTGATAGCGATTCTTGCCCGTAAAGAGTCACTAATGCGTTTTGCTGTTGTTCTGGTGTTAATCCTTGGAAAGCGTGTTGCAACATGCCAATTTGATGCTCTAGTGATTTCATGTTGCCTTCAGCATCATAGAAACTCAAACCTAACTCATCCATTTTTGCGATCATTGGGTCAGTTGGTTTTGCTAAACGAGATAAGGCTCCACGAAGTGATGTCCCTGCTTGTGATCCTTTAATACCAGCATCAGACATGATACCAATCGCTGCGGATGCCTCTTCAAGCGAAATTCCCATCGCATTTGCTACTGGAGCGATATATTTCATCGCTTCTCCCATATCTGCAACCTCAGCATTCGTGTCAGCTGCCGCACGTGCAAACACGTCCGCAACATGACCTGCTTGACTTGCCTCAAGTCCAAATCCTCGCAAAGCTGTTGCTGCATTCTCAGATGCCAAAGCCACATCGCCACCAGAAACAGCTGCTAAGTCTAAAAGACCAGGCATGGCGGCCATGATCTCATTTGCATCGAACCCTGCAGAGGCTAGGTTTTCCATACCTGCTGCGGATTCTTTCGCACTAAAAGCCGTTTTCGCACCTAGATCAATCGCCTGCTGTTTCAGTTGTTCAAAAGAATCCCCAGTCGCCCCAGAGATCGCTTTTACACGACTCATTTGTTCTTCAAAGTCACCGCCAATTTTTGCAGCAGCAACACCAGCACCAAGTATTGGCACCGTAAGCAGTTTTGTCATCGACTTCCCAGCACTTTGCATAGTAGATCCAACGGCCATCATCGTACTATTTGAGTCTTTTTCGAAGGTTTCGACTGCAGATTGAGCATCCTTGAATGTCTGGACAAATCCGCTGTCAGTCGCCTTCAGGTAAGCCTCAACTGAAAATGTTTCTGCTATATCGTCCCCCTCCCCTCTCTAAACTCACGAAGGTTCCTAGCAATCTGTTTCAACTCATTGATTCGTTTTTCGTCTAATTTGCTTTTATGAAGATCAGTACCTTTTAAGGCTTCATTAATTCGTTCTTCGTAATCATAAAAATCGATGAACTCCTTATAAATTGCGTTACCTTTATTATCTCTAGCCCTTACAGAGTTATTTAAAAAGGCTTGCTCATGACGCTTCATATCCTCGTCAACTTGAGAAAGCTTGAAAGCAATCATTCGCAACTCAAATTCTCGCAAGGTCATCTGATTGATCTCTTTAAACGATTTACAACCCAGAAAACGAAAAGCATTAATCGCCAAGTCTTCATAAAATTGACGGCTTGTTTTAGTTATTTTTGTTTTGCTACCTTCGCCGCTTGTTTTTTCAACTTCTTGATCATTGCTTTGGTTAAGTCCTGCTTTCCCAATTCATCAATCATTTCCTCCGAAAGCTTTTCGATATCCTGCGACATCAGCCATGCTTCAATTTCTGAACGCCCAACTTTTGCCTTGTCTACTTGTAAAGCTTCAATAATATTTCGAAGAACAACAGGGTTATACTGTTGCAAATAAACTAATGACGAACTAACTCCCATGCCGAATTTAGCTCCGCCATTTTGAACTTCATAAACACGATCTAACGCTTCAATCGCTCCAATGGTGAACTTCACTTCGATAACTTTTCCGTTAATATCAAGATTCATGATTTTCCTCCTAAAATAAAAAGGCTAGACGTTTGTCTAACCTTGTCCCGATTCTTCTTCACTACCTGGTGTCGTGTCTCTAAAAGCATATTGCGCTTCTTCAATGACTTTATCTGAAACTGTTGCATAGCCTTTAACTGGCTTACCTTCGATTGTTGCCTCCGTCTCGATTTCGTCCAAATCTTCAACGTTCGAAGGAACACTCCATTTGCCGACTTTACCGCGAGCGTATCGAGCGGGGTATTTCCCTTCCTTTTGGACTCCTTTTAAATCAACATCCCAAAACTCTACTGTAGCGCCATCCTCAAAAGCGCTCAGCATGTATTCATTTTCGTCATCTCGTGACGCTAATCCCTTCAATGATAGCGACACTTCTAACCCGCCCGATGTCGGCACAGCTCCATCTTTTGTCTGCTGCGACTTGCTATCGCGCGAGTATTCCCATTTATGTTCAATCTGATAAAGCGGCTTTGTCGCAGCTACAGAATCAGCTTCGTCTAAACGACGAACTAATAAAAGCTTGTCTTTACCTTGAATTGCTCCCATTAATATTCCTCCTAATAAAATCGCATTTCTAGCGGAATTACACAGTGCCAGAGTGCGGTATTTGTCGTTGTGTCTTGCAGCATCTGTGGCTGTGTATTATTGTTTAATATTTTCCAATTAAAGCTTTTTGATTGTCGAAATTTTCTGAGCTCCTGCATAATGGCACCTTTCATATCAGATACCTGTTTACGTTTCGTGTGCAAGCCGTAGATATGAACAGATAGTTGAATCGTTCCGACTATAATTGACTTCGTAGCAGATGGGAGTTCTTGAGATTCGCCAATATAAACGAACGGATAGGGTGTATTGTCAGGCGGCAAGTAAGTAAAAACGCTATAACCCAAATCCTGACAAATCTTAAATACTTCATCGTATAATTCTTGATCTGGTTCTTTGACCATCACGCCACCAACTCTCGCATTTCTTTTTTAAATATAATTTTCTGATAGTTGAAGGCCGCACGTACGAAAGGTTGTGCGTTCATAAACCGTGTGCCAAATTCTAAATAAGGACTATATTCAGTCATTGGCATAACAAGAACTGAAAAACCTGCCTCTTGAATCTGCATAATAATTGACCGTTTGGTTGCACCGGTCGGACTGATAAACTCGCCGTTGTGATAATGGCCTTTGAATTGCGCTCTTTTTTGCATTTGATTGGTTAATTGTGCTCCATTATTTTTTACGACTTTCTTTACATCATCCAACGATGCTGCGTTTTGCAGATGCCTCATTAACTGATCAATACCCTTATACTCAAGATGTGCTTTCATTCTTAGACACCTCTTGTACGATGAATGTGTTTTTTAACCTTAAGTTTCGTTCGGTAATTATCTCAAAGGACTGGATTTTACCAGTTAGCTTATTGAGAATTGTCACATAATCCCAAGGTTTAACATACGGCCGCAGCAGGCGAATAACTTTTGCTCCTTGCTTGATCTCTCCAAAAAGCTGTTTTGAGCGATCCGTTCCAAGATCAGTTACATTGGCTAACTTTGAAATCTCGGTTTTTTTTCCGTCCACATACTCTCCGAGTTTGGGGTCGTAATAGCCTTCTTTTTCGATAATGAAAGTTACCTGTGTGTCATATCTCATACGAACCTGGCAACTCCTTTTCGTGGAATACTCTTTTCTTTCTGCTTTTTGTTGTACACATCAATATCATCTTCGAAATCATCCAACAGAGCACCGTATGATATAGACTCTCCTTCTTGGTTGTATGAATCCATTCCTTCGTTTCCTTTGCGATTAAATCGTTTGATAGTACATTCAACCACGATATATTCTAAAACATTCGGTACGCTTTCAATGAAGTCTAGACGCACACACAATTGATTAGATATTCGCTTAATGAAATCAGTTAATTGATTATCTAGTTTTTCATCATCCTCAATTTCAAGCGATCGCTTTACTTCAGCTAGAATTTCAATTTCGTCCATAACTGCCTCCTTTCAAAAAAAAGAAGGCTAGTCAAAAGACTAACCTTCTGGTTCAGATAACGTTAATGTGTTGCTATCTGCGAATGAACCATCTTCCGTAATACAAGATGTCGTATATGTTCCAGCTGGTACTGACTCTGTCCAAGAAATTAATCCTGATTCTGATACAGCCAACCCTTCCGTTACTGGCTCAATCGAGAAGAACACTTTTTTATTCGTTGCTTTTTCAGGCAATACATTAGCTGCTAATTGCCTGCTTCCTGCAGTCCCCGCTACTGCTGCCGAATTTTTAGGAGAGAGCGTCACGCTCTCAACGGGGATAATTACTCCCCCACATTCATAATGCAGACAGCTTCGGATTGCTCAAAGGATGGTAACGAGATCATAGACACTTTCGTTTCTACGTTCACTGGATCTGCTTTCTTCATAGTGGTAATCGCAACACCAGTATCAACTACTTGCACATTGGCGACATTAGGACTAGACATCAAGTCAGCTTCTTCTGGCGTAGTACCAAACCAAGTTTTCCCTAAAGTCTGACCTGGCAACAATACGAAAATATCGTCAGGAATAAATTTGTGTGTGCCTGAAGCGTCCGTATATACTTTGTCGTAAACTACAATCTCCAAGTTGAATTCCTCAGAAATATAGTCTAGCAATGCTTGTTTTGAAAGTTTAGCTGCCTGTGCATTTGCGTTATTTCCTAAGATCGTCGCTTTGATTGCAGCGTTCTGACGTAAATAACGGAATGTCTTACTATTTAGAACTGCACGAGCAGGCGTGACACCTTCTTCTTTCATCGCTGTCGTAGCAGCGTCAATATCTTCTACAGGATCAGCATTCTCAACGTCGGACCATTTAACTGCCGCTTTCTTTTTATGGCCATCTGGTAAATCATAATCGATGTTATACTTTTGACCGTTTTCATCGATCGTAATCGTACCAGTAGTCAACATTTGCATCCGCATAATTTCACGTCGCACAGCTGCCCCACGAAGTAGCTCAGCCACATCATCGAAAATACGATTGAGTAAAACATCTCGATAAGCGGCGTTATTCGTTTGATTCACCATTTGTAATTGTTGGCGTAGTTCTTCGTCGATGTAATATGATTCTTTAAAGAAGATCATTTTTGCGATCAATTCTTCAAACCCTTTTCGTCCACGAGGAATAACATCTGCATCAAGAGCTGAAGGCCGCAAAGCAACTGGAGAACCTGTTTTCCCCTTTAACCAAGATAACTTCATACCTAATTGCTTATCAGTCGGGAATAACTCCTCGCCTAAATAAGGCTGCATCTCATTCACTTTTTCAGCCCAATAAGTAGCGATATTTGGCGCTTGGACCAAATCAAAAATGTTCATTGTCGCGAATGTTTGTAGATTCATTTTCATAAGTGTTTCTTTTCGTACTCGTACATTCATTTAACAGTTCCTCCCTTATTTGTTGCGTTTGACAAAATACACTTTGCCATCCAACGCAGTCTTTGCTTCATTAACGATTGTCAATTTGTCATCTAAACGGTATTCATTCACGGTTCCGAAATACAACAGTGTTCCGTTGCCTGTAGCGGAATCTGCATCAAAGACAACATCATGAAGTAATACCCCAACCGTCTTGTCTCCAGTAGTTACATCGTTCGTTACTTTCACCGCTGCTTGTTCGTCAGCGAAAGGATCAGCAGCGCCTACAGGTGTTCCGGCAGGAATAATTTTTTTCCCTTCACCGTTAGTTGCTGTTACTCCCGTTGAATCAACAACGACTGACAAGCTTTTATAATTGCTCACGTCTGCTAAGATCTGATTTTTTGATCCAAATACTCGTTTTTCCATGTTTTCATTTCCTCCTAATTTTTGAAATAGGTATTCTTTGGTGTTTCAACTTTCGTACGTTGCGCCAATGTTTTTCCATACTCGCCTACAGTTTCTGATTGACTTGTACCATCCAGCGGAACTTTGCCACCTAGTCTCTTTTCGAAATCAGCCTTGATGATTTCACGCTGTTCATCAATTAGTGCAAGAAATCCTTTTACGGCTCCTGCAGTGTCCTCTGCGGTGTCCTTAACGACAAATGACAGTATACCTTCATTCGCTTGAACGCCTTTATCAGCAAGCATTTTCGTAGCAGTTTTTGACATCTCACTCAACGTTTGTTGCTGTTCAAGTTCAGCGATCTTGGCCTCCAATTTTTCTCGCTCGTATTCTGCTTTTTGATCAGCATTCATTTGAGCTAGTTTCGTCGCTTCCGATTGTTCAGCCTTCCATTCCTCTTGGGCCTTCGCAACGGCTTTTGCAGTTTCGGCCGTAATCATCTTCGCTACATCCTCACGGGAAAAAG